GAGCCTGTGGCGGTTAAACACATGATGGAATGGGTTGACTACCTCAAACGCAAATCTGACTACGGACAGCACATGCGAATTCCATCAGAAATGAGTGCTGGCGCTTGTTGGGAGTTGGCGATTGAGTTGGAACAATTTATTAACACCACCCCACCACAGCGCAAGCCGTTGTCGGATGAGCAAATTGGGGAGATAGGGCGCAAGTATGAGAAGTTCGACAATCAAGGCAACGAGTTTTTTGCCCGTTGGGGATTCGCCCGAGCCATCGAAGCCGCCCACGGCATTAAGGAGTAAGACATGAACTGGCTTAAACAAGTTTTGTGCTCATGGACGCATGGCGGAGGACACATCAAACGAGATTTACAAGGTCGGATTAACTGGCAATGCCAAAAATGTGGTCGATGGGCAGACCCCGTTCCGCTTGAGCAAGAACAAAGAATGACTACCCGAGTTATCGAAGCCGCCCACGGAATTAAGGAGTAAGACATGACACAAGATGAAATCATTGAGATGGCAAACAAAGCGTTTGATGAATCTAGTTTTACTGATGCAGAGGTATTGCGCTTTGCCAAACTTGTAGCAGAGCATGAGCGTGATGCTTGTGTTGAATTGTGTTTACAACACAGCATGATTCAATTGGATGAGCGTGTGATGCGAGGGATTGACCATTGCATAGAAGCAATCAGAGCAAGGGGACAAGAATGACTAAAGACGAAGCATTAGAACTGGCGCTGAAGGCGTTGGAGGGTGCAGACATGATTGACTGCGATATGCGTGAAGCCATTACCGCCCTGCGAGAAGCACTATCAGCTCAGTCAATGGGTTGTCAATGTCCGGCTTGCCAAAAGACATTGCACGCAAGCGACTGTGCCGTTCACAACGCGCCTGCTTATCCTGCTGGAGAATGCGACTGTGGAGCACAACCATACCCAGAGAACTTCATCGATGCGCTGAAATACGATGTGGCGTGGCGTGACTCTGAGTTTATAACGCACAGCGTTGACCAGCCATACGACTGGTCTGAATGGGTATGCCCAAACCCCAAGGGCTATCTGATGAAGTGCTGTGACTGCGGCTTGGTACATGAGGCCGAGTTCGGTGTGGTTCGTTACAAGTCAGAGACTGAACGCGAAGACTGCGACAGGGTGGACGACCCCAACTTGCAAGCCGTTTTTCGTATGCGCCGCAGTGAGCAGTGGTCGCCAAAAGATACAGCACATAGAGCTGGAGGGTTGCCGATGGAACAGTCAGCACAGCGCAAAGAGCCAGAGCAGGAGCCTTTGGAATACTGGAACGCAGTAGAAGGGTGGGTAAAGATTGATGAGGTGCGTGAACACTTTGATTCCGTTGGTTGCGGCACGATTTACAAGACGGCTGGCGAGGGTCGAGCGCCACTTTACACCACCCCACCACAGCGCCCTTGGGTTGGGCTGGATAACGATGATTTGATTTGGATTTACAGCAACTCAGACAGTAAAGGCCAAGCCATCTCAAACACAGAAGCCAAACTCAAGGAAAAAAATGGTTAAGGTCAACGCAATGTCTTACGCACATTTGATAAAAATGTTGTTGGAAGGCACTAGAACAGCTTGTGAGCTGGCTGAAGAAACTGGATTGCATAAACATACTGTTTACGAGTACACCCGTGAATTGCACAAGGTCAAAGCCGTTTATATCGCCGATTGGGAAAAAGATCGTTTAGGTCGTGACTGTATGCCCATCTTCATGATTGGAAACAAGCCAGACACTAAACGCTCAAAGATAACACCAGCGAAACGAGCGCAGAATTACCGCACACGAAAAAACTTAACAAAAACAACAACTTTATCGAATTGGCTTCAATGAGGAAATCAAACCATTCAGCGATCAGAAACTTACTTAAACAGCATCCAGACGGGCTAATGGTCAGTGAAATAGCCAAGCAATTAAACCTGCAACACAGAGCAACAGCGTATGCCCTTAAAGCTATGCTTGACACATATATAGACCGCTGGGTGAAGCTGAAAAGTTCACCATTGGCCGCTGTATGGTGCGTTATAGAAGTGCCCGAAGATTGCCCTAAACCTACAAAGGATGATTATGTTCAGAAAAAACGACCCAATCACTAGCAAATTAGCCGCTGATGAAGTAGATTTTCAAGCAAAGCACTACGATCAAATCTTGGCGGTGCTAATTCTTAGTGGGCCACAATGAAAGGACGGAATTGCAGACCGCTCTACCCTTGACCCAAATCAAGTAGCTAGGCGCTTAAAAGAAATGTTGAAGTTGGGGCTTGTTCGTTTAACTGGCAAAACAGTTAAATCAAAGTCCAACAGATCCGAGCGAGAATGGGAGCTTGCATGAACAACCAGCTAAACAAGCATCAACGTGCATATCTAGCTAGGGTTAAAGAACTGCCTTGCTCAGTTTGCGACTTAGAAGGGCCAAGCGAAGCCCACCACATCAAACAGGGTCTGCAATATACCTGTATTTCTTTGTGCCCTGATTGCCATCGAGGGCCAATGATGGGTTGGCATGGTCAGAAAAGGGCTTGGCTAATCCGGAAGATGAACGAACTAGAAGCCCTTAACGTGACAATTCAGCGCCTCAATACTTCCGCATATTAGGTAGCGGTGCTTTGCTTTGATCTGTGCCAGGATGATGGGCTTTTTCCATTGGTAGGCTCATGTGCTTGTTTAGCTTTTCAGCCAGCCGCTCAACCTTTTGCTCTAATGGGTGTTGATGGCTTTTCTCAACCACATAGTGACCTTTTGGCGATTCTTTGCCCTTGCCGCTAATTTCAAATTTCATGATATTTTCCTTACGCTAAAAACAGTTTAGATTCTTCTTCTCGCCGAGTAACCAAGCCTGGCAACACACGGCCAGCGGCTTTAGTCCACTGATTGAACTGTTCCGCAGCACCAGCGTAATCGCCTTCATTCAACAAACGCAACAAGGTAGAGCTTTTTAGATTGCCCATGCCCACGTTGTAAGCAAACGAACACAGTGCCGCTTTTTGATTGTCGTTGATTTCTACATGAACAACCGAATCAATGCGGTCTCCAAGCGTGTTTAAACGATTGGCTAAATCCTTGTCGGCTTGATCTTGCGTCCATACCGATTCAGAATGGATTTCAGGGCCAGTTGCGCCATATCCAATCGTCCAAGGTACGCCGCCAGTGCCAGGGTCGGGATAAGCGTTTAGCTTGCATCCTTCGTGACGCTTAATTTCCTCAGTAGCAATTTCAAGCCAGTTCATGGTGTAGGTGTCGAGTTATGAATCATCTCTGTCTTGGTCATGCTTTCATGTGAGCTACCAAAGTAGAACCCAATGATGCCCGTCCAAGCTGTACCAAGGCTGCCCAACATAATGTCGATCTGGGGTGCGTGTTGGATTTGTCCATACATTAACCCACCCAAGATGCCAAAAAAGCCGCCTGTGATTGATATAGCGAGAATTGAGGGTATCCACGACTTGGTAGCCGCTTGCATATCACGGGCAGACTTGCGATCTTCCACAGCCAGTTTCTCAAAGTCCAAGTTCATCGACTGAGCTTGCGCTTTGAGTTGGATTTCTGCTTGCTGGACAGCGGCAATCTGGTCAGCGTTTAGCTTGCCGTTTTGCAGCATTTTCTGTGCGTCATCTTGACTAACGCCTAAGACTTTAGAAACGGCTTCATAAGCCAAGCCACCAAGAGGGCCACCCAAGCAAGTGGCAATCGTTGGGGCAATTTGAGCTAACCAATCCATGTTAATGCTTCCTTTTATAGTTGCTGTGCTGTTCTTTTTTAGCCGTTTCCACAATGTCAGTCACGACATAGTAGCCACCGCCAAGCAAAAATACTAACAAAATAACAACAAGAGCAGCAAGTATGAATTCTTCTTGTTCTTCTTTTTGCTTCTTGGCTCGATCTTCCGCAGCTTGAGCAGCGTACTTGTCTGCCTTGTCCATTTCGCCAGCACGAGACTTAATCTTATTCCAAACATCAACTTTGCCAGCTTGCATGAACAACATTTGGAGTTCTGATTCAAACTGCTTGGCTTGCTCCAACGCCATTTCAATTTGAATGGCTGTGCCCATGTTAGAAGCATTGCCAGAATTTTTAGCCTCAGTAACGGCCTTTACAGCCGTTTCCTTGGCCGTAAAGTATTTGCCCAATACTGGCCCTAGCGAGCCGACATCATCAACCGTTTGGCTCATCTTTTTGACGAGCTTAACGGCTGATTGAATTGCTGCTAAAGCTGTTATTGGGTCAATCATTTCCAATTGATAAAGTTATGAGTTAAATAACCAATAAAAGAACTAATCGCCGAAACAATCGACATACCAACCCAAAAGCCGCCTTTTGACTTATTAGCCAATTCAAGCAATTGTTCCATGCCAGCTTCTAGCTTATCTACTTTTTGTGTCAAATCTTCTACTTTTTGCCAAAGTTGACCGTATTTAACAAGGTCAATTTCGCTCATGATTTTTGAATAAAAGCTAGTGAATAGTAAAGAGGCAAGTTAGTGCCCGTCCCGCTTGTAACGCTAGAAGTAAAGCCACCAGTGTTACCCACGCCGTAGCTATTTCCAGAGCCAACAATAAAAGAATCTTGCAGGTTAGGAGTTCCATTCTGCCCATTGCATAAGTAGTAACCAGTAGGAATCGATGCAATAGAACCAGACCAAATTAAGATACAACCGCTAGGCACTTGATTGGTACTACTAAGCGTTGTCGGTATACCGTACAAGTTATCGTAAGTTTGCAGTACAGCGCCGGTGCTATCAGCAATTACAAACTTGTAATTTGTGCCAGAGACTAACCAAATTTCTTGTGGCGGCAACCCATTAGTTCCAAGCTGAATCGGGTTTGTGTTTGATACGTTACCCGTTGAGGTCGTATAAGTGGCCGCAGGAGTGCTAGACCCAGCCAAGTAAGTATAAATATAGCCGCCATTTAAGGGTTGGCCGTTATTCGTAAAAAATGGGGCAATGCCAATAGGTGCAAGTAAGTAACTCATTTGATTTCTTTCTTAAATTTACCAATGTCTGATAAACGTGTTCCAGCGCCAGGCTTTAAAGATTCTTGTGTAGCTTTTCTCGCTAGGCTTTCTGCACGTTTTTGCATCACAGTTGTGCCTAATCTAGCATAAGGAACGGCTAAATTTAAACCATGTTCAACAGCGCCACCAATAGCCGATTTAACGTTCTGAGCCAATGCGCCAACCAAAGTATTTGAATTATTGACAAACGAGCCTCTAGGCTGCGCTTGCGTNTATCGGGCCACATTACCCAAAATTTTTAATTGCGGCGTAGCTTCACCAACTAAATACTGCAATTTAGGNTCAAGTTNCATCAATGCTTTGTTATAACCCGATTGCGAGAAATTGCCGTTGTCNTTAACAATCCCTGCTTTTTCTTTTAAGAAATTGATTGTGGCCGCTTTAACGTGCTGAGCCGCTTCCGAATCAGTTCCAAGCTGTTGAAGCATTACATCTAAATCACGTTTATTAGCACCAATCACATATTTTTTCACAAATTTATCGGGCGCTACATCATTAACAGCGGCCTCATAAGCTGGGTCTTTTTCAAGCAATTGAAAGCGTTCACNAGNCGCACTTCTTGCAACATTTGCTAATGGTGTTAAAGCAGCCGTTTCGTTAGACAAAGGTAATTTGTCCAATTCTTGAACCATCATCTTAGCGGCGGTACGAACTGAAGCATCAGCATCCAATGCAGATATTTTGCTCATGTTTCGGCGCATATTAAGANAATTGTCAAACGACATTGAGCCGTTTTCTGCCAATTTTTTAAGTTCTTGATATTGAGATACCTTTTGAGCGTCTGTTGACAAAAGTTCGCTTTTCATCTTTTTATCAATGTTTTCAAGCAAAGTTTTTGCATCAACAGGCAACTCACCACCAGCAGCATCACGCAATGCTTGGAACTTGTTGCTAATGTCTGTGTTTCTAGTTTTATCTAAATCTTTGTAAGAATTGATAATGTTTTCTGCATTTTCAATATGATGCGTAGCATAAACGTCAGGCGCTACTTTGTCACGAATTGCATTTATGTTATCAATCAATTGACCATTTTGTTCGTTATAACGTTGCGCTAATTCAGGGTCTTTGCCCCTAGTGTTCATTTCGTTTGACAAAATGTTCACGTCCTGAGAGGCTTGCCCTTCTGTTAACCTCATAGGAACAGGCAATGATTCGGCCTCAACGTGACGATTCAAAGCATCCAAATTAACATCGCTTGGAGAAACATTACGCAAAGCCGCTTGTGTTTCTGCAGATGCTTGAGACAATGCAGATTTAACTTGTGATTCAGGCGACAATTGAGCCGCCCCGATGCTTTGAGCGCCAAATCCAGTTTTAGACTGCCCTGTTGGAGTTATATACTCAATTTCAGGCAAAGCCTTGCTAATAGCACCACTAGCAGCTTTAGCGCCAGTTTTTAATGCACCGGCAACTTCTGGCGCAATAAACGGCAACATATTACCAATGTTGCGAATATCCTCAACAGGTTTACCAGTTTTTTCGGCAAGTTGTTCTGGCGTAATACCCATTACATTAAAGTAATGGTTTAATTGTTGCACTAACGGATCAGTAACGCCGCCTAACGGTTTTTGATAGGCTTGTTTGCCTGTAATGCCAGTTAGCCTACCTACTGGGTTAGACAAAGCCTCTGTGATTTCTTGTCCCCGTTGTTCAGCTTCTTTTGGGCCTTCAATACCAAACGCACGTTCAATAAACTGTGTGCCGCCACCGATTGCCTGTGGAATTGCATTTAACAAAGTATCAGCAGCGCCAGCAATTCGTTGCGGGATTTCTTGTTTTTCTTGAAATGCCTTTTGCATGACATTTTGAACAGTTGGTGTAGCAGGCGCAGCAATAGCAGATGCAGGTGCAATAACGCCAGAGCTTAAATAGTCCTCTAACGGGTCTCCAGAGCCTTTAATCGATTGCACATATTTTGTAGGGTCAGCAGTCTTAAAACCACCGTATGCAGCCAACGCTTTGTCAATGCTACCGGTTTGATTGTAAAGCTGCGTCAGGTATGTTCTAGCGGCTTCACGGGATTGCTTTTCATCCATTGGGTCAAACTTAACGCCCTGCTTGGAAAGCATATTAACTGTGTCAGGCATGAACTGATAAGCGCCCAAAGCGCCGCTAGTTTTATTGACCGCTTTAGGATTGCCGCTGCTTTCAACCATTTTCAGACGATCAAGCAAATCGTCTGTAATAGGCGATTGCGTTGTTCCGCCAATTAAGTATTGCTCAAGAGCATCCATTAGAGTTCCCCTGTTGCGGTCAACTTTTTAAGATTACGCCATTTCTCAAGGAAAATTTTACGTTGTGCAGGGTCTTTAGGAATAATTTTATCTAGTTCAACTTTTTGCTGTGCAGGGTCTTGAATACTATTGACAATGCTATTGGCCTCAAACAATCGACTATCAGCGTTTTTGCTCCAATTTTGTTGGAAAGCCGCCATGTTGTTGTCGCCATATTTGCGGTAAAAATTCTGTGCCGCAGTCGCTTGCATATCAGTGCCCATCAACTGAGCATCATTACGGCGCACAATGTTACGCAAAACGCTTGGAGGATAAGTTTCATCGCCAGAGGCCAAAGATGCTAAGTGTTTTCCTGCATCAGTTTTCAATTGAGCATCATTCATTGCGGCCAATTGCTGATTAGCAATGTCTTTAGATAATTGTGTATATTTTTGGCCCAATTCTGTTCCAGCAAACTTGCCATATTCACGTGCGACTTTTGAAGTCCAACCAGTTGACCAATCCCCTAATTGTTTTTGAATTTCATCAACAGTTTGCAAAGTTTCTTGATTATTGCGTTTAGCAGTAACAAGATTAGATTGTGCTTTAATCAAACTTTGACGGAAAGTTGTGCCTTTAGAAGTATCTTCTGCTTCTGTAGGGTCAGGAATATAGGGTTGATTAGATTTACGGACAGGATGCGGTAATGGTGTAGGTGCGTTATGGTCAAAAGCTGAACCCATTTGACTACCTTGAATGCCTGTTGGTTCTTCTGCTTGTTGCAAGCCGCCAGCAATACCAACCGTAGCAGTTGGCGTTTGTCCGAACGTTCCAGGGATTGTGGTAACAGTCTGACCGCTTGGAGTAACTTGCACCGAACCAGCGGTAAGAGATTTTTGTTCATCAACAGGCAAACGATTTAAAGCCGTTGTCTTAATATATTGCTGAAGTTGATTCGGACTTTTTATATTCTCAACTAATTTTTTTTCAGCATCAATAGCTTTATCCATTGATGGGCTTTTATAAACACTTTTAAAATTATCAAGATTATTTATGTATTCGCCAGTGTCTTTAACCCCATTGGTTGCTTGTGAATACTGAAATCGAGCTAATCTAGCAGAATCTTGATCGTCCAACTCATTCAAAGACTTTTCTAACTTGGTATGGTTTTCTTGCATAGCCAACAAGCGATTAGCATACTCAGGGCCATAGTTAGGCGCTAATTTGCTAAAAACAGGAATCATCTTGCTGCCATCAAACTTACCGTCAGTCATAAACTGATTGGGGTCTTTCTGCAACATATCTTGAATTGTTAAGCGTTCTTGATTGGCTTGTTGGAGCTGTTGAAGTTNAATNCCACCCTTTTGTGCNNCTTGTTGAGCAGATTGCAAGTTAGCTTGAGCAGCTTGAACTTGCAAAGGATTCAATTGTTGAGCTTGTTGATAACTCTGGATGCCCTGAGCAGTGTTAACCATGTCAGCCAACGAAGTGCGTTGCTGAGGCTGTGCGTAATTTGTAAAAAAATCAGCCATGTTTTATCCCGCTTTCTGACCTAACAAAGAAGCCAAGGTAAGGTTATTAGTCAAGTTGCTCAAAGTATTTGATGTGTTTTGCGCTTGACCAACAGTAGCGCCAGCGTTAGCTGCTGCAATACCAGTAGCCAAGTTAGTGGCTTGGTTACCATATTGTGAGCCAGCGGTAACAGCTTGTTGGTTCGCAGAAGTGCCTAAACCAGCAATGCCGGCCAACGTGTTATAGATACCTGTGCGCTGTGTTTGATAGTTGTTAAACGCATTTTGATACGCATTTTGTGCATAATCTTGCGTGTATTGGTTCAGACCTTGCAAAGTATTACCAGACAAAGCACCGCCGCCCACGTTAGCAGCACGTTGGTTAGCCATCTGGCCTTGACCTAACATAAACTGATAGTTAGGTGCAAGTTGCGAGTTAAGGTCTTGGTTATTAAACTGATTTTGGAAATAACCAAGATTGTTTTGCAAACCAGTCAAACCGGATTGTCCAGCTTGTTGATATGGTGCAATTTGCTGATTCAAGCCAGAATAAATGCCGCTTAATGTGTTTTGAGCTTGTGCGGCTGCGGCCTGTTGTTGCGCTTGTGCTGAACTAATGGCCTGATTGTTAATAAGCCCGCCAACCCCCCCAGCTAATGCGCTACCTAATGAAGCCATTTGTAATGGTGACAAATTAGACAATAGACCTCCTGAATTTGTTGCGGCATCAGTAACAGCGGGACTAATTGCGCTTGTAACAGGAGCCGTAGAAGCGCCAACTGTTCCCGCAGTTCCTGCATTTACAAGGCTGTTAGGATCGCCCAAAACATTTGAACCGGTTGGCGTAATACCTGCGCCGGAGACATTAGCCGTTGGAATTGTAGACCCGACACCTGTAATTGTTGGGTCATTTATCAATGAACTGGTGTCGCCCAAAATGCTTGACGTAGGAGCCACAATACCTTGAGCGCCCCCCATGCCAGCCAAACCCGCTGTTGACCCCGTTGTAATGCCTTGAGCGCCGCCCATGTCGGCCAAGCTAGTAGGCGCTTGTTCTGCAAAAGCAGTCGTGCCAAAATTAGCCGGAGCTTGAACACCCTGAGCGCCACCCATGTCGGCCAATGACGTGCCCGATGTTGGCGTTGTTAAAGCAGTAGAAGTGTCAGCAACTGGAGCGGTTACTGGCGTAGCGGCTTGCGTGTTAGCCAAATCATACAAAGATGTATTTGAGGCCGCAGGCTGAACAGGGGCAGTGTTAGCAACATCAGCTAAAGTAGTTTGCGCTGGCGCTGCCACCGGCGTTGTTACAGGTGCTGCCGGTGTTGTTGCAGGTGCTGGCAAATCACTAAGGTTAGCGCTTTGAATTACTGATTGATCTGCAACCGGCGTAGCTTGTGCAATTCCTTCTTCTACGGCTGGCGCTGCCTGTGAATCAGCGGCTAACGTTGTCGCCATAGCAGGCGTAACTTCACCGCCAGTAGTCGTTAAAGCAGCCTCAGTAGCATCGCCACCGATGCCAGTAATTTCAGGCAATAACTCAGGCGCTAAAATGGCTGCAGCAGCTATGCCAAGGATAGGAGTTAGCGCAGCCAAAGGAGAGCTACTGACTTTTGTTTTGGAGGTTACATTACCACTATTATCAAAAGTGTATTCATAGCCGCCGATATTTCCGCTTGTTACGTTGCCGTTTACATCGTATTGAACATCTTGGTCGGGAGTTTGATACCCAATGATTGATGGCTTTGCACCTCCAAACATAACCGCTGGATTAGTTCTATTATCGTAAACAGGAACTAATTGCGCCCCTAAATTACCCATGCTTCCTGCACCGCCATTAGCGTTATATTGGTCTAATAAATTAGTTAACTGGTCGGGGGTGTAGGTTGTAAAACCAAGCTGTTGTGCAGCCGTTTGAGGAGCAGGATCAGAAATTTGTGGTGTCAAAGGCATTTTTAATTCCTACACGTTGTAATACGGCACTTTATAAGGCTTGCCATTTACTGTTACGTTCATAAAACCAACTGGGTTACTTGGCAACGAACCAGAGCCAGCCGTTGCAGTTGTTGAGCTACTAAAGTTCAGCAAATTTAAAAAAAATTGCTGCCAACTTCTAGTCGGTCTTTTCGTATTCACATCCAAAAATTGGGATTGCGGATACGGATTCTGTTGCTGTGAAGAATAAAGACCGTTAGACATTAGTTTTCCCCCACGCTAGATTTTAGGTTAGCTGAGACAATAACGCTATTAACTGGGTCAGAAAAAACAACTTCATACACTCGATCTCGTGCCCATCCAAGTCGCCGCCAAATAGCACGATTCTTAAACCGGCCAAGCTGCCCAATAGATACCCAATACTCTTTTGACCAAGTTGAGCCGCCATCGTTAGACCAACGCAACATAGCCTGTGGGTTTGTTGTTGTGCTGTTTGTTGTAACAGCGCCTTGCAGCCCAATCGTATAAGTCAAACCGGCAGGAATTGTAAAAATTTGATTTGGCGAGATAGTTAAAGTATTGCCAAAGTAAGTATTGCCAATCTGCGTGAAAAATCCCGTTGTTCCAGTGCCAGGCTGAAACTGTATTTGCATTTCATCAAAATACTGACGTTGCAAATCGGTTGTTAAATGAGGCGTTCTACGCAAACGGCGAATCGTTTGGGAATCGTCCGTATAGTTTTGCGGGTCAATTTCGTAAATCTTGCCATTAGCATAATCTCCGACTAAGACCATGCCTTGAAACAAAGCTAAACAATTGGCTCGGTGGCGTGTGTATTGATTGCCATTCCAATATAACCACTTGTGCCACATCTGGGTCGTTTGATCGTAAGCCCATGTTAAACCGTAGTCGCCGATGCTAGGGAACGTCACCACATAAACTTCATGGCCTTCAATCTGATAAGTGAAGGCAATAGCGTCTGAAATGTATTCATTGACAAGCGTATTTTCAACAGCATGGGTGGAAATGCGTGTAGGGATATAACCCTTCATCTGCATAACTTGTGCTTGGCCTCGGCTGTTTCGAGACACATAAGCAAAGGAATCGCCCAAGCGATACAAAGACTGAGCAGCAACGATACCGTGCTGAGTAGATGTGCCAGGGATACGCTGAAACGGAAAAGGAACAGCGCCCACATCCGTCCAAACTTCAGACGATGCTTCACCCATTAAATAAACTTCTCGATGGTCGCAAATCAAAGCCACTAGCTTATCGGGGCTACCATCCTTAAAAGCGTAGCTAGTAGAGGCAGAAATAGGCGATAACAGGTCAGAAGCGCCCCATTGCTGAGTGCCTGGGTTGTTATAAACAAAATAATTGTCTGTTATATCAACCGATGAACCGCCAGTAAATGCCCCATCAGTAGAGGGCAAAATAGTAAATTGGATTGCGTATAACGTTTCAGAGCCAACAGAGGCAGTGCCGGAAACCGTATATGTTCCAGTTCCGCCCGTCCCAGTTCCAAGCGCCGTAATGACAACATTGGATGTTACGCCAGCACCGTAAATTGTTTGACCAAGGTGCAAAGTGCCGCTGGTGACGGATGTAACAGTTAATGTATTACTTGAAATAGAACCAGTAACTACCGCACCAACAGTAGAAGAATTTAATGTTTCGGCCGCTATTGTTTGCGATTGGTTAATGGTGTATGTGCCAGTGTTACCAGTACCAGTGCCAAGGGCAGTTATAACAGTATTGGATAAAACCCCAATGCCTGTTAACGATTGATTTATGGCAATAGTCCCTGACGATACATTAGTAACAGTTAAGGTTGTTCCGCTAACCGAACCTGTAAAAATAGCGTTCGCAGGGCTAGAAATATACCAGACATACCGCCGTGAACCATCAACAATGTAGACGTTTACGCCGTTGTCGCTAATTTGAACCTGTCCTGTTGAGGTGTTCAAAATACCGATGACGGACGGGACTAAGTCAGATGTAAGCGAATAAACGTAAGCACCGCAAACAACGATTAGTTGTTGCCCACCGGAAATCGTGTGCATACCACGAACAGAATCAGCGTTTAAGTTGGCTAAAGTAGTAAGCCCTGGCGTTGGATATAAAGCCACCACGCCACGATTGCCAGGCTGTTTTAATGGGTCAATCTCAGGACGCCAGTTAATGCACTCTTGACTTTCCTGATAAATTGACGGTGCTTCGTAACTCGGCCCAACAAATCCAAAATCTGGCATTGTTTGTCCTTATTTAAAAAAGCCGCCGCTGAGTATCCAACCAGCATCCTTTTGACGACCAACTAACAAAGCATCCGCATATCGTGCCACTTGAGGTGGTTTCATATTTGTGCGCTTAACAGTAGCTTTGGCATCGTTGGCGTTCTTGGTAATCATCGCAATCTGAGTAGGCGATGCTTTCCCGTACATGGGCATCAAGAAATAAGCCAAATTCCAGCGCAAAGCGTTTGTGTAGCCTTGCGGTAGCTGGATAGTGTCGTTAATGCTTGAATAACGGCTAAAAATGTTGTCGGTGAACATGTGCATTTCACCCTGAGAAGGGTTAGGCCACACATATACGTTACCAAGCAATTCAGTCGGTTGATAGTAAAGAGCTTTAGGCCAAGGGCCATTCAGCGTCTTTAGCCCAATCATTTCGTATTCTTCCAATGACAACACAGCCACTGGATAATCCAAACCGCCGTTTTGAACAGGAATCCCGTTGCTATTTGTGTTGATACGCACAAAGCAACTAGAAATAGTCAACGGGCGTTGATAGTAGGCTTGAATCGGGAAAGGCGTAACAGTTCCAGACATTGTGGTGCTAGAGACTGTTTGCGATTGCGAAACCGTGTAAGTTCCTACGCCACCAGAGCTAGCAAGCGTTGCAGTAATAGTCGTACCACCTGCAACACCACTTCCAGAAATAATACTGCCAGTACCAAGGTAACCAGTGCCAATAGCACTAACAGTAAGGGTAGTGCCGCTAATAGAGCCAGTAAACGATGGGTTAGGCGTAGTAACATAATTGTTTAAGGTATACGTGCCAGCTTCGTTAATGTTGCCGCCTGCGCCCGTATTAAACGCAACAATCTGCGTTCCTTGAGTTAAACCCATGTTGACACCGGCACTTGCAGTTAAATACTGCCCGTTGCTGATTGCGCCGCTAGTAATAATCGGTGCGTTAGCTGTAATTGATTCTTGGTTGATAAAAAGCGATTGGCTGATTGTGTAAGTTCCAACACCGCCAGTTCCAGTGCCAAACGACAAGATAGACGTGCCGCTAGGAATTGAATTTCCTGTGATGATGCTGCCAACCTGCAAAGCACCGCTAGAAACCGACAAAATGGTCAACGTTGAGCTATTGATTGAGCCTGTGCCAGCAAAGTTGTTAACGTTGGTATTTGCAACCGTTAAGGTATTGCCGCTAATGTAGCCAGTAAAGTTAGCGCCGATCTCACCAGTAGGGCCAATGGTGTATTGCGTTTGGCCTGGCACGATTGGAAAAATTATCTCATTCTTATAGTAAACCATCATTGATTCATTTGACCATTGATCGATCATATCGTTCAACATATCAAACGCATCTTGTGCGGCATCAGGGGTAGGCGTTTCCCCTGCTTCTAAAGCGCCAATATCTTTTAACGCTCTAGATATGATGTCAATCGGCATTACCATTGTTATAACTCCGGCGTAAACACTTGAGGTTTCCACGGAGGCACAACAGATTTCGACTTCTCAAGAAGCGCCAATTGTTCCTCAAGGCGTGATTTTATAACATTAACCCCGTCTTTGGTAGCTTCTTTTTCAATCCATTGGGCAACTATTTCCTCAGAAACTTGCTCAAAAGGAATTTTCATTGACGGCTCATTGAACCACCAATTTCCCTCAGTCTCGACAAACTTGTCATCTTCAAAGACTGTGCAACGATATTTGGCATGAGTAATCAAGCCATCATTGGCAGACAATTCTTCAATTTTCCAGACGTATTGCATCAGGAAATCCAAGGCAATGGTGTGTTCTCTGGGCTCACAGGAGGCGTAATCATGGAGTCAATCTGGCCCTGCACGCAGGCTTGTGCGCTGGCAATGGCTTCTGCGGGAATCCAACCAATCACAGTGGCTTCAGTCAGGTTTGCGTAGGGTACAAAGTCTGGCCCTTGCTGGCTTGTGAACTGCGTATTGCCGCCAATGGAGGCGGTGTGTGCGCCATCAACGCCAGTGACTTCATACAGTACGTTTACAACGTAGTTCGGGTTAGGCTGCTGGAGCGTGTACATCTGAGTGATGCGGGTTGTAAAAGTGGTCATGATATTTCCTTTGGGTTAAGCTATGCCTGCGGCTGCAAGGCGTTTACGGAGAGATTGAATTTCTTTGACCAGCATAGGCACAAGTTTGGAGTAGTCCACAGCCATCATTTCTTCTTCATTGACGGGCTGGTGAACTGCTTCAGGAGCCACGGTCACAAGTTCTTGAGCGATGAAACCCGCACGCTGATGTGTGTTGTCTGTCTTCCAATCAAAGCTGCGCACTTGCAGAGAATCAATGACGCTACCAAACTCAGGAGCGTCAACAATGTTTTCCTTTAGGCGCTGGTCGGAGGTGGTGTTGTACAGAACTGCTGTTGTGCCTGATTGTGAAATTGAACCAATTGTTGTTCCTGCATAGTTATAAACTGCATATTCATTTCCACTTGCAGTTCCAGTTGCATGGCCTGTTACAACTTTTGGCCCTCCTGTTGCTGTCGGGCCTAAAATTACCGTACCGCCAGCGGTGGCTGTAGATGTAACAGTGTCAAAATAAACAACTCCATTGTTATCAAAAATACCCCGTGGATTCCCATCCCCATCAGAGAGGACAACATAATTTGAAGCTGTGCGAATGTCTAGGCCACCTTGGTTGCCAGAATAGCCGCCGAGAATGGTGTTCTTGGAGCCGGTGGTCATGGAGTAACCAGCATAGCGACCAATATAGGTATTCAAAATACCAGTTGTGCTTGAATACCCAGCTACTCGACCAACCGCTACGTTGTAATAGCCTGTTGTGTTTGAGAACATGGCTTGATCGCCAATCGCGGTGTTTTCAAAGCCTGTGGAATTTGTATAAAGCGCCTGATAACCGATGGCGGTGTTGTTTGATGCTGTGGTGTTGGCTTGGAGAGCATATTGACCAACAGAGGTATTGCTTGAGCCTGTTGTTGTTTGATAGCCTGCGCCGTAACCAATCCCAGTATTTGAAGACCCTGTGGTATTACCCTGCAATGCGTAGTAGCCAATGCCTGTGTTAAAAGTGCCACTTGAATTAGTTGCCAAAGCACTCGAACCCACCGCAGTGTTGGTAGATACAGCACCTGCACCACGGCCTACGGTGATGCCGTAAACAGTCAGGTCAGTGCCGCTAAATTGCAAATTTGTGCTTTGAGCAAACGCGCTTGTAGACGATGCATAGAAGACTTGATTGGCTGTGAAGGAAGTTAAGCCTGTGCCGCCTGCTGAGGTTGGTAGCGTTCCAGTCGTTAATGCAGAAGTTGAGGTTGCATAAACTGCACCGCCAGAAGTGAATGACGTTAGCCCTGTGCCACCCTTGGCCGTAGTAACAGGGCCTGAAATCATCGCGCTGGTAACCGTGGCCGTGTCGCCAGTAGAAACCAACGTGCCATTAGCTAAGGGGATGTTCAAATTGAACGTTGATGCGGTATTTTGCCCGACTAAGTTAGTCTGACCGCCGCTGTTTGCTTGGAATACTAATTGACCCATGATAGTCCTTTAAGGTGCAATGTAAATAATGTTGTTGACAGTCAAAGCGCCTGTCGAGGGGTTGAACTGTAATTTTGTCGAACTGGTTGTTTGAGGCAAATTACCGCTAGTGCTAGAAACAATCGTTGGATACCAAGTCGCATTAGAAGTGGTGTTATCCGTAATAGCTGTGTTCGTTGCGTTTGTCGCCGTTGTTGCAGTCGTTGCACTTGATGCATTACCAGTTAAAGCGCCTACAAAAGTAGTAGATGTAACGCTAGTCAACCCCGCAATTGTTGTCGCTGTGCCGCCTAAACTGATAGCAGTTGAACCAACCGTGATTGACGAGTTGTTAAGGGCAGAGTTAGGGATACTTGTCAAAGATGCGCCAGAACCGCTAAAAACAGTCGCCGTGAGCGTTCCCGTGGACGGGTTAAATTGATACTTAGTGGAACTGGTGTATTCCGTTGTCAGATTACCGCTAGTAGCAGAGGCAAACAGAGGGTATCGGGTAGCGTTAGTGGTTGTATCGTCTGTAACCGTAGCGTAAGCCGTGGGCGTTGACCAAGTAGGTGCGCTTGAACCGTTAGAGGTCAACACTTGGCCTGTTGTCCCTGCTGCCAAAATAGCCAAAGCAGAAGCGCCGGAATAGACGATGCCACCAGCAACAGCGGTTAAGTTAGCGTTTGTGCCACCACCATTAAGACCAACAACACCCCAAGCTGGCGCTGCCGATGAACCAGCAGTTACCAAAGCCTGACCAGATGTCCCGTAACCTGTCGTTCCTGTTGTCGCTGGCGTAGTTCCTAAATTAGTGGAAAACCCTAATGCTCCAGAAGCGTTGATAACGTGAGCCGACTGACCAGAGCTACCCCAAGCAAAGTAATGTTTGTAACCGTTTCCAGAGCCAACCGTAATGTCACCATCGTGGCCTGAAAAATAAATACCGTTATTGATTGAGAAAAA